CGTCTAGGTTCGCACAATGATCTTTTCGCAGAAGGGGAAAAGCCTGTTGTACGTATTCTCCAACCTGTCTCTATACCGAAAGATGGGACACAATCCATAGATTTATTACTCTATGAGACCTCAGAGGACAAGGATATCAGTATTAGAGGAATATTAAGACTTCTTATGGAATGCGCTTTCGATTGTGCAATGAATTACATGCGCAATTTCGTTGATGGCAAGGATAATTCCCGAGAATGCGACTACACGACTTGTCACTACAAATGTGATGGAATAGATATGGACGAGATCGAAACCGGAATAGATGATAAAAATCTCGATTATTCCACTTATCAACTCTACTACTCGAATCCGAAAATTCCTCTCATCCGCCGGAAGATTGAACAGCTTTTCCGCGAATCGCATAAAATCGACCTGGATTCTATCATCAAAAATCTCAATAAGCAATTTACCGAAGAAGAGATCCGTAATGCGCTCTATATCATTCAAGAAGAGTCAGAAAGTGATGAATTCGATTATCGTACGTTCCTGAGAATCTATTCTCGTTCTTCTGTAAAGAAAATTATGAATGAATTAGAGGAAATGTTTAGGCACTCTTTTCAGCTCAGTTTCGATAGTATTATCAATAATTTTCGGGACAATACAACTTTCGAGATTCTATCAGCTTTACAGACTATAATCAACGATAATATAGTACTGACAGATAAATACGGATTACCTTGTTACCTTCGGGAAGAGAAGAACATTTACTTTCTCGTTAATAGCTTGTCCATCCGTCCAGATTTCTACACAGAATACTATACCAAATACCCTCATGTCACAACCGGAAGAAGTTTTACCGATATCATGAATAGAATTTATTCTATGTCCTTACCATCTCTAGTGAATAAGATTTGCAAAACTACTAATCCAAAGGATTTTGCCAAGTTAATGAAAACTTTACCTCTACCTGTACAAGAACTCTTTATCGAAGCGAGCCTTGTTGCCCAAGATAAGGATATTGAAAGTGGTGCAGATATTCGCGAAAAGGTTCTCGAATTTTTCAAGAGTTATATTAAGCAAATTGACAATGTTTGGGTATCGACTTTTCTTAAGGACGGAGGCACGGTTTTACGTTGTCGTTATGTCGGGGCTGATTTTGAGGATTGGGCAGATTGTGACGAACGTTATAATCAACTTTTACAGGAACACGAAGTTGAAAGGCAGCAACAGTTACGCGAAGAGAATCCTTACGGTATTATGGGTAAATATAACCCCGAAAATGGCGCTTTCTGTATCGTTGATTTTCTCAGGGAACAGCAAGCGAAAGAAAAGATCGCTGACAAGAGAGCAAAAGGAGCCACAGATAAACGTGTTAGCTATTCTGGCAAAGTCTGTGGTGCTGGCGGCTGGAAACTGGATGAGCTTATTTCTATTGCTGCTGTTAGATTGAAAATCACACCGCCAAAGGATTTCCGTCGCGGGGAAGATACGAGCGTTATGATGGCCCGTATTAAGAAGGAACCGAGATTGGAAGAGATGATATCAGATCCTTCCGACAAGGAAGAGATGCGCCGTATTCTTTACTGGGGGACTCCCAAGAAGGAGAAAGGTAATCGTGGTATTAAGCCAATTTGTGATGCCTTACGTAAATGGTTCGAAGAGAATAATCTTCTCGAGATTGACAACCAATGTGGTGTACAGGGCAAGAAAAAACTCGGAACAGGACCGAAAGAGACCGAGAAGAAACAAAGGGCTTTCCGCATCGAGATGTTCGTACCTTCTAAAGATGAGGTTTTATTCAAAGCTTATACCAAGGATATAGCTAAGCTTATGGGAGAATGCTTTGACATCAAGAAATACAAAGCTCCAATTGACGATAATACTTGGGTCATGGTCTTTTCGAGAAAAAAACTGGTTGGTTTCATTATGATTGACAGCGATAATATCCTTTGGAACGTATGTGTGGCGAAAAATTATCGTCGCCAAGGTATTGCAAAAGAAGCCATAAAAGCTGTAACCCAGCATGTTTGTAATATTAGAGGCGATTCACCGACTCTTCTTGTCGATAATAGAAATAAGGACGCTAAAAAATTAATTAGAATGTATGACAGTTTCGGATTCGAGGTGACCAAATCGGATGACCGTCATACATATATGCAGCACTCGTGTATAGCGGAATAATTAATACTATTTCAGTATTAATTTACACTTTAGCTAGCTGTCGCGGAATTTTTTTGATGCGAATCATTTTTATTTATCTTAATAAATGTCTTTTTATCAGAGTAAAAGCAATCTTGTCGGACCGGTTGTCTACTTGACTGGACAGGATATCATTCGACCTGGAGAGGGAACTCAATTCATCCAATCTATAGATAATTGCGGAATTATTATCCTCGCAAAGGATTTTGTACCGCAAAGAAACTGTGCTTTCTGTGTTCAGACCGGAAAAGCCGGACTCTATCTTCTGAACAATTCGTCTGTATCTTATACAGGTAATCTTTTCCTTATCCCGGATAAGATGCATAATCTAAATATCGTCTACAAAGATGGTTCCTGGAAACTTTATTCAGATTCTGGTTATCTTGGAGATAATAATGTTGTTATAGACTGGACAATGTTTTTCAATTCTAATGTTACAGGAGCACCTCCTCTTGCGGCTAGACGATATGCTATTTTTATTAACGGCATATATAATTCTCTTTTGCAAAATTCTAGTATATTTAACCAAGCTGTTGCCAACGAAAGTGCTAATGCCCTTGCCGCATCTTTGCTACCTGGAGTGAACACGTCCTCAATCTATAGCAAATATCCTCAGCTAAGCGGGTCGGATCAGAGTACTGTAACTACCTTTATTACCACATATCTAGCTAAACCATCTTCCGTGATTCCTGAAGCAGCAACGAATCCTGCTTATACCATTCCCCCTCCCCCTCTCCAGACCAAATGGAGCGGAACGAATCCGGTTTTGCCTAATTGGAATTCAACTAATCTCGCCTACCTAGCCAATACTTTTACCAGCGCTCTTCACGATCCGGCAACGACAATGGCGACAGATGCGGTATCGCTACAGCAAATCGTGAGAACGCCGGTTACGAATGAAATTGCCTACCATTTTGCCAATACTCCCCCGCCTGCACATATGATCGCGATAGCATGTTCAATGTTGGCAAACAAGGATCTGTCTGCCTACGATCAAGCACAAATTCTTAGCTTTGTTTCTATCGGTATTGCTGACGCTGGAATCTTTGCCTGGACGAATAAATATACCTACTGGGGTGCTAGACCTTTCCAGTACATTAGCGGGTATAATCCTCTTATTGCTACACCAAATTTCCCTGGTTTTATCAGCGGTCATTCTACCTTTAGCGCGGCTTGGGATCAACTTCTCGGAATGCTCGTTCCGTCTGTCAGAAATATGGCTACGTATCTGGCAAATTTGAGCGGAATTTCTCGCCTCTACGGAGGGATCCATTTTAGCGATGATAACGTCAGTGGTCTAAGCTCGGGAAGAAGTATTGGTAGTTCTGTATATACTGCCCTCTTATCGAAGTATCAGACCAATGAACCTTTCCTGTAAATTGAAAAATATATCTCGCATTGTAACCGGAAGTATTACAATGCTATTCTTTTTCGCGATTTATTTTCTTGTGATGAATATGCTTTTTATACCAGTTTATGTCCGAGAACTGAGCTGGAGAACATTTATATTTTGCATAGTATTCTCGGGCTTTCTACTCTTCTGGATTTGGCTGAGACAGATTTCTGCCGAGATTCTTAACGATGCACTTCGACAGGGTGATGCGTATCGCCTGTTCATTTAATCTGACAGTCTTTATATCTCAGTCCTGTGAAACATTTTGGCACTGACACGTTCTTCTCATCACAGCGGTCATAAGTTTTACCCAAATATTTTTCGAGATATCTACTTTTTTTGCATTTTGCTGGATCAACATAACACCAAGATGAACCTGCAATAAACAATGTCGATCCACAGTCCCCTTCACAATAACATCCCATCGCTGTCTTGATTCTAGGTTTACAGACATCAAGACAGATCACATCCCCTTCCGGTGTTTTCTTTTCGACCATTTGTTGCAGCCTCAACTTCCTGCTTTGTTTCTTTTTGCCTACCTCTTTTTTAACCTGTTTCTCGATCTCCCGGCGATTTTTGGTAACATATTCCTGGAATTCATCTAAATCCCGCTGAGTTTCTATAGTTCTAGAACTGATATAAACCGGTGTATTATCAATTTCTCTAATAATTCTGTCCTCGTTTCTCACGGTATATTCAATGACTTGTTCTATCTTAATGGGCAGCCCTTCAATTTTAGCAGCAATAATCTGCTCAGAAAATACCTTATGGACTAGATTTTTTAGCACTAATTTGTAACCATAAACTTTTTCTCCTGATAACGTTGTTGCAATTTTATCGATAGATTCGCCGAGAAATTGGCTACCGATAAAATCCTCATGCATAGGAAGGTCAAAAGCTTTGGCGACCATATTGAATTTTTCCTTGTCCGTTTCACCGATAAGACGGAAATAGAAGGAAAAATAGAAGAAAATACCTAGAATAGGATTTTGGAAAATAACCTTAAATAGTTTCTTAATTCCGCTCACGCTGGTAACAAGATAAAGAAACCACGTGGCGTATATATACTGGTAGGCCACGATAGCAAGATTCACAGCTAAGAAAATCGCATTGGCGGCATTATTTTCTGATAGATAAGCGGTGATGTTATCGTGGATAAAAGGGGATATCTTCAGTAGTTTTTTCGCTTTGTACAGACTGATCATATCACTAGGATCAAGGGTTAAGCTAAAAATCCACCCCGCAAAGTTCAGAAAACGAGAGAAATAATAGTTCTGGTCTTCTTTTTCGTCGGCCATTTATTATGACAGAGAAATTCTGAATTATGCACCTACAATTTCGTATGCCCATTTTATAGCTGTGTGATAATGTTTAAATATTCTGTGATATTTATCACCGAAAAAAATTTGCAAAAATTTCTTATTGGGGTTTAAAAAAAAAATTTTTTCAAAAAAATCATGCCAGTGATCTTCAAAGCGAAAACGCGGGAAGGGTATGCCCTCAAGGTTCTTGCCGAACTACTGCAAAACAATATAAAGACAGCCTGTTTTGAGGTTGACGAAAAGGGAATTCGTCTTCGTATGATGGACCATCATCGCACTATTCTGATTGACTTAGACCTTGAAGCCGATTGTTTCTCGGTCTATAAATATAAGGCTCCCGAAAAGCTATTTCTCGGTATCAATCTGAACCATTTCCACAGGATGTTGAAATCTATTAAGAAGCGCGATTCTATCCAGCTTTTCATCGATGACTCGTCCCCGACCGATCTCGGTATCAAGGTTATTCCCAAGGAGAATAATCGTGTTACAACATCTTTCATCAAGATTCAAAATATTCAGAACCTCGATATCGACCTTCCCGAAGGTTACGGCAAGCCTGTTATCGTCCCGTCCGGAGAATTCCAGAAAATGTGCAAGGGATTAACCCATATCTCCAATCTGACCCATATCACTGCAAAGGGATTTCTTATTCGCTTCTCCAGCGATGCTGGCGGTGTGATGAAGCGCTCCACAGAATTTGGCGAAACAGAAGATTCTGATAATGAAGAGGAAGAAAAAGAAGAGGACAATCCCGATTACTCTGAAGTTTTCGATACCGAACAGCTGACGAGAATTACCAAGCTAGCCGGGCTTGGTACAACAATGCAAATTTATCCGAAAAGTGAGAATCCTCTCCTTTTCCGTTCGGCGATCGGTAGTCTAGGAAAGATGTCGATCTATCTAAAATCTAAGAGTTTACAGGAGGTGGAATCCCGTGCGGTAGAAAGTGGGGAAGAATAAACTAGTAACTTATTATGTCATTTGCGATAGGAATAGTGTGTGTAATTATTCGGTTCATAATCAGCCAATTTTTGAGGCATAGATGTGGACAAAATATCTGACCAAAGTCATATATTGATCTCAAATTATCGAAAAGATCACATATAATATCCATCGTCTCAGATTTGGCACAAAAAAAAGATATCGGAGGGTTGATCAATGTTAATGTCATCAGGTCTAGACCAAATAGACAACTCATTGTTAGCAAGTTGAAGAAAATTCTCAATAGTTTTTGTATCTAGAGCAAAATAAGGTTCTGTCAGTGATAAATCCGGTCTCAGTATTATAGCCAAGTCGTACCTAAAATTGTTCTTTAGTTCATACGTTCTTTTCAAGTGATTACAGGACTTTATTCTGTTATACATAGAGAACCCTTGAGTTTTGTCCATATTCGTCGATTTCTCCCCGTGTTTTCCAATGTCGATAAATAGCTCCTGGTAATTGTCGATATCATCAACAAGTATATCAACGGGCTTATATGTATTGATAATATCTTCAATATCTATTTCTGGGCCTTTTTCCTTTCCAAACATATAGCCTCTGTACCCAATATTACTCCATGTTGAAATAAAAACATCCACATCAGCAACGTTCCGAATTGTTTGGAAAAATTTTTCGTATAGATTATACACAGATTTATATGTCCTCATGTGACCACTGATACAGATTGCAATCCTTGTCATTTATCGGAACACAAATGATCTTAAACTGAAATTATAACCCGTTGATAAAACTGTGAAATGTGTTAACTTCCTTGAAATGTTTCACAAGAAACCCCTCCTGTGCCAAAATAGTTGCCAAAATGCCGGAAGCCTTATCTCTCGACAGAATGATATATTGACGAATAGGTTTTTGTAGGGTTAATTTTGCAGCATGGTAGGTCATAAAATGGTCGGCTGCATCGGTATTGCTACTGTCTATTTTGTGTATATAAGGTGCACATATCTCGTATTTTCCCGTATCGACGGCGGAATATTCTGACATGAATAAGTGATACTCAACAGGTTTGTTTCTATCCAAAATAGGCTGGAGATTTTCTATATCAATCAGTGCTATCCATGTAGGAATTTTATGCACAAAAATATCTATTGTCGGAGGTATTTCCTCCTTATAAAAATTATATGCCTGTTCGGCAGCATCCTGTTCAGCAAGAATTTTGCTGCTATGTGCATAGCTCTGACTGGGGAATTTTATGTCGTCAACCACAACGTAGCTGGACCAAATCGCTCTATGAGAGGGTCCTTGCGATTCGCTAAAATACCGAGGTAAAGATAGCTTGTTAACTTGGCAATATTCTTGTAGTATATTTTTTGACGATTTTTCAGTCATGTTGCCTTTTACAAAATGAAAAAATATTTTTTCATTTTTCTTAAAGAAAAATGTCTGTTTTAATCTCCAATACGAATTCTAGCACTATTTATGTGCTGAACAAAGAGAACGCTGATCGTCCTGGCATGACGAGAGATCCACGTCCATTTGGTGACGCATTGAATATTTATTTCGCAAAAAGAAAGAATAATCTCACTTCTCCCGATATCATCAAGGATCACAAAGCCATGTCTGAGAAATTTATTAGCGATCACAACTGTTACTGTTGTCTAAACTGTTACGCCTTCTTGGTTGATGACATTGAGAAATGTACCAGCTGTTATCAGCATTATTGCAAAAACTGTAGCGATCTGTTGCATGTTGGAGGAAGTTGTCCAGCCTGTCGCCGGGATTAGGCGACTACACAAATGCATGGATTTTCCTATAGTGATTTTTCTTATTTCATCTCGAAATAAGATCATCCAGCCTTGTTAAACTTTTGAATACGTTTCTGAACAGTCTTTAGCTGGGCTAAAGCTCTCGTTGCAAAGCTGAATAATTCAGCTTTGTAGAAATATAGAACCCCTTCTGTTGTAACATTCGGTTTACTTTTCTCGTTTAACATGTCCTGGTAGGTTCCTATCGGTACAATACTGTTGTTCAAATCGTTATAATAGAACCATTTCTTGTCACATTTAATATATGCAGTATAATGGGAGCGTCGATGTACAATTATGGAAAACAGCTGCAAATTCTTATCTAATTTTATCTTTTCTGTAGGTATTATTTTGTTATAAGTTCGCACGGCTTTTCTACCCTCCACATACAACCTTTGCGCATAAAAAACTAAATAATCCCCTGTTGCCACAGTAACCTGTTCTATTCTTCTTCTGTAAAGTCTACCATCATCTGCTCTATACATGTTCTCCTCGTCGAAAACAGAATCTTCTTTATGGTTCAGAAAATAGTTAATATTAGCTCTCGGGATTTGCCGGATTGTGTGTGATGATATTAGCACGACAGGTGATGTTTCTTCCATAACTTGGTGCGTTATCATTGTATTTCTCGGAATGTCACTAAGATCGTTCGTAACAATAGTGGAACGGCTACGAAACATCCCTCCGACCTGGAAAAGAGCGAAAAGATATTGGAGAAATTCTCCTGCATCTTGAGTTCCAGTGCCGTAAAAAGCCTGCCGACTCGCGCTAGGACAAACCCTAATTAATCCTCGTAAATTCGAACAATATTGAGAGTGCTCTCTATGAGGAAGTTCCCCTCTCATAGATTTAGTGATACGCACAAGTTCTTGTTGAATTGCACGACGTCTTTGGAAATCTGTCTCAGAATTTTCCCCGCATACTATTTCCCTATTCGCCTTATTACTGATCGGTCTAATATTCTTCTCTAAAATGTTTGCGGATATGAATTTATTCGGTATGGCAAATAAGGCTAAAAGTGTACTATCTTGATAACAACTATTTCCGGTATAGTTTAAACCGGTAAATTTACAGACGGTCTGAAATTTTTCCTCTTCGTTATCGTCTTCCTTTTCTTCCCGAACTCCCATAATGATAATATCATAGGTATCGGCATAAGGGCGTAAATATTTCTGAGTCTGAAACCAATGCTTAAGAGCTCCAGTCTTCTTGATTTTTTCCCTCAGGACGATATCCTTATGCATGGCATAACATAACGCTAACATCATTAAGGATGATGCCTTCCTCATATCGATTTTATTCAAGAATTTCATTATCCTAGTTAAGCGTCGATAATTGTGTTCGGAATATAAACCGATATATCTACCTTTTTCTTGCCTGTTCAAATCTTGAACCTGAAAAACCCCGTCTTTTGTGAACATATAGCCGTAAAACTGTAGTATTCTCGATGTTGCACGGATGACATTTTTACGAATTTTTTTATCCGTTCGAAAGATCTCAATATCGTCATCTGTCAGTTTTGGAGCATCAGGATTTACGCCACCGGTTCTATCTGGAAAAAGCCATTGAATAAAATCATGCTCTACATCTAAACGATAATCTGACCAACTTATAATATCTGAGTAAAAATATCCATCCTTATTATTCGCCCGAAGATTATCCTGATAAAAAAGTATGATCTCAGTCATTTATTTATCCTTATTTTTTCTTATTAAACATAAATGGAAATACGAATTCCGAGCGACCCGATCATCTTATCTATAATTCTTGGCAGTATTGCCTTCGTCGTTTCGATGATAGTTTTTGTCTTTGCCAAACCGAGAATGGTCACAAAAATTAACGACGACAAAAAGAAAACGATAGACTGGTTCAGACTAATAATTGCATCTATTATGATAGACATAGGAATTTCTATCTGCGTGTTTCTGGTATTAACAAAAGATAGAAAAGTGGAATATCACCGGGAAAAAATGGGTTTCCACCGCAGTTATTAGATTCAAACCGGTAATTTCTGTCATAAAATGAAAATTGCATTTTATGACGGATGGTCCGAGCAATGCATATTCGCATACTTGGAGATAAGGGTATTTACTTCACGAACGAGAAAGAATTCTATGACATACTGAAAATTTCGATCCCGACGAGTACAGAGACAAAGATATGAATTGCTATAAAGAATATAGTCCAGAAAAAGTTATGGCCTTGTCTAAGAAGACTTTTTTAGATTAGAAACCGTTGAAGAGCGTTTGATAGGCTTGGTAACAGGATCTTTATTCTTATTGACCCAATTCATAACTAAAGGCGATTTGAATTTTGTTGGTGTTTTATTCAGTTTATGCGGTACATCAACCGGTTCGCGTACCGCGGAAGAACCCGGTTCATCTCGTGGGGTATCCGGAATAGGTGTAGGCGGAACTGACGATCTGTTATCCTCTCCCATGGTCTTTTTCAATTCAACTAAATCTATGCTAGAAACTAGACTGCCGTTCTTCTCCATGGATAAGAATGTCTTGGCAGCCTCCATTTTTTCGGAAACTCTTTTAAGCTGTTGTTTCAGCAACCTCATCTGCGTAAGATAAGGCTGAGCTTTTTGATAATTTTTGACTATATCTGAACGTAGTCTCTCCATATTAATCTCACACTCCTTGACCATGGCATCGAGTTGATCGGCTTTCATATCGATAAGTTTGTCATAGTCAAATTGCGTATCGATCGGTAATTTTCGATCTTGAGTCGTCTCACGACTCGCATATTTCGACATTTATTATGAGTAATAGCTTTTTTAAAAAGAGAAAAAACCTAATGGATGCGGTATTTTGTTGGGGATATTTAAACGGTAATTGGATCCACATATTCCGGGTTAAACCTGGAGTAATGAAAATTCCAATATTCGTCGCAACCGAATTTAAAATCTTTCGGAACGGGCTTGGCCTTATACCAGAAGACGCAATCCTTCCAGTCGTTAGACTTCGTTGCATTGTGGATATACAGGGCTGTATAGTCGTTAGTAATCTGATCGAGAATATCGCAGAAAAGCTTGAAATCTGGAATAATTGAGGCGTAATTTTCGTACATGACTCTGCGATTACGCATATTCGGCTCGCGTAGGATGAAAACACCGTCTACATTCGTACGAATAACGGGCCTAACATCCATACCGTATTGTAGGGAAAGAATGTACCACATCTTCCAATGACGTCCTCTCTTGTACATACCGTTCTGGAGAGGCTTACGGAAGAGTGCAGGGTCGTCTGTGCAGTCATCTAGAATAATAATCGCCCAGGGATTTTCTAGATGATCCTTGGCTATCTTCTGTCGCTTAATAAATTTTTCAACCTGACCTTCGTCATAAGAATTAAACACAAAAGTACTCGGCATGACAGAACGATAGAAATGGTTAGAATCTTCCGTACCGGACATCGCCATTGCTACAGGGAAGATATGCTTTTTGGCGTAAAGGAGAGAAGCTATAAGGGTCGTATTGTGTGTAACAGTAAAATCCCCTAGCAAGAAACGATGATTGCCATCTAATTGGAAACCGTAATATTCACCCTCACCGATATGTTCTATTGATATTTTTGTCGCTAGGTGATTTTTATTGGTTGTATGAGCCCGAGCCTTTTTCTTCAAAATTTGAACAGGTATTTCATCTACATTCCCTGAAATATGACATCTAAAGTATTTTCCTGTTTTGATTTCTCCTTTGTATGTGCATGATTTATAGCATTCCTTTTTATTTGCGGAAAATCCTAGAGATCGGGCTATTTGAACTATATCGTCCATGAGTTTCTCATTTTTTTGTATAAAATCATATCCATTTCCTTTAGGATCGTACCATGCATCAGAATCAAGCATACCCGCTAAAATTTCTAAACGTACTTGTCTGTCATTAATTTTGTATAGTTCTGGGACATGTTTATTTTTGATCAGGTCATTATCCCTTAAAAAATTTAGAAAATGGTTTTGAAAATGCTTTGGACCATCTGTTTGCACGATACGATAAGTTATGGGATCTTGCGGTTTTTGTTTCAGATATAAACCTAACTCTGCTAATTTTTGGTCAAAATAGACAAGAACCTCTTCGTCAGTAGTTGTTATCATCGCGCTATATGAACTACCGTCTCCCAGCCAATATCCTAAAAGATAGGGATCTAAATTTACGGATTTTGAAGGATATTCTACTCCTACTTTATATCCGCAATAACTATTTTGGAATGATTTCGATTTTTTTATGAATTCACAAACAGGAATATCAATTAGTGATCCCTTAGTAGTACGGGCATTGCCGTTCGCAACTAAAGAAAGAATATGAGGGGAATTTACCGTATAACTATCTCCATTTTTCTGAGAAATTTTATACATTTGGTCAACACCATGACAAGTGCTTAAAACTTTTCGAGGCTTGGAATCGTCTCCCATAAGTAAGTCGCCTACCACTATATCTTCAACTTTCTTAATCGAACCATCGTAAAACATTACCGGTGTTCCTGGTGCTAAGCACTTACCGGTACCTGGCTTCCCTATGACCGTAATTTTACTTCCGCCTTGTTCTGGATCCTTGTAGGTCGCTGTAGAGGGAGGAATTAAATCCAAATCGAGTTCCTTGAGTCTAATTGTTTCTACTTGGGTATTACTCATTTTTCAGATATCCTCGTATGTTTTAAATAGGGTAATTTTCTGAATACCAAGTAGTGCCAATATTATGATCAATAAAATCTCTGATCACCTCTTCAGATTTATCCAAATCTCGCCAAAATATACGTAAAAGATGGATACCGTTCTTAGCACAATATAGAGTCTTTAGTTTATCCATTTCAAGAGTTCTCTCATATTTTTTCTGACCTCCGAAAAAATTAGTCACTCGGAAATGTAGTTCTCCGTCAAATTCTATTGCTTTGTTACAATTTGGCAAGTAAAAATCGAATTTAAGAACGATATTGTCCGGTTTAATAAATTTTTGAGTTATATAGAGTATTTTAAGTCTATCTAGAATAGAAGCTATTTTCCTTTCTCCAAAACTGGCAGTGCCATTACACTTTACACATGACAAGTGTCTAGAATCTGTACGAGTTCTGTCCGCTATTCTCGCTTCATATTCATGTCCTTTAGAACATAACCACCATATTTTATGTCCGCTTTTGAAGGGTAAATTTTTCGGGGTATATCCCTTTTCTTCTAAATTTTTATTCTTAACAGGATGCCATTCTCTAGCCATATCTGGAAATTTGGCATAGAAACTATTGCATATACAGACTTTATGTGGATTGGGTCTGCAATGCGGACATCCTTGCATAGCAGAACTTCTTTCAGAAATACATGCCTGCCATTCGTGTTTATGTTCGCATTTACTTTTATCGCATAACCACCACACTTTGTCACTGCCTTTAGCGAATACTTCACTCGGTTTTTTACTATTTTTGGTCGGATGCCACTCCCTTGCTAATTTTGGATGGCAATATTCTAGAGAACGACATTTGCAAAGTTTTTTCGGAACTTTGCTACAATAAGGACAATCACATCTTTGCAAGAACCTCTGTTTTATGACCTGTTGCCATTCGTGTTTCTGTCCACATTTACATATATGAGTCCACCAGGCTTTGTAATGCGAACCTTTAGTGTAGTCTGATAGACTTTTCTTGTTTTTCTGACAATCCCATTCCGTGTCCAATAACGAATATCTTGAATCCATTTAAATTTAAACTGCGTTGCCTTTAAATTTTTCATTTTGAATAAGAGAAATTTTAAATAGGGTAATTCTCGTTGATATAAACCTTGTCCCCCGATAGGACACATAGCTGTTTGAAACCCTTCGACCGTAAGAATTCATCAATTTTCCAGAAAGTATCGGCGTAGTTATCTTCCACGTCTATAACACGAATCTTGTTTTTATCGAAATCTATGCCCTTCAGGATATCTAATTCGGCGCCCTCGACATCTATCGATAGAAAATCTATTTTATGCATATTATGTTTATCGAGCAGATAAGAAAGGGTGTACGCAGCTTTCTTCACAATTTTCGTAGACCCTCCCATTATATGCTGTTCAATAGTATATCTCTTTACGTGTCGCGGATCGTAAGTATCGCGAATGCCGGAGAGCATTTCTGTGTATCCCTTATGTTCGCAAAAATCTACCTCGCAGTTTCTGCTATAAACGCAACAATTTTCAGTAATACATTTCCTATTTTTAACGAGGTCATTGTACCTATCCGTAATAGGCTCTATACATATTCCAGTCCAATCGAGTTCTTTTTCGAAAAAAAAGGAATTCGATCCTGTAATTCCGTCATGTGCGCCAATGTCTACAAATATTCCATTCCGCTGGCCTTTAAAGACATTTTCATGAAGATATTTATCCTGCTTCCATTGAGAGTGAAAATTCATTTTAGCTCACTAGTTATAGTTTAAAAATTGTTTCTTAAAATTCGAATTTATAAATCTGAAGCACATTTATAATATAATGCCAATCTTCATAGGTGCTATTGCAAAAGATAACAAGATTAATAAACCTTCACCAAAGGTAATATTTACTCTTCCAGAATGGTTTAAAATATCAGTTCCTGTTTTTGATGCGTATATGCGTTCGGGAAAGAGGTAGACGAACCCATTCCTGTGTTTCCAAGCGCATACTTGCTCGGTGCACCTACACTATAGTGTTGATCGTAATGTACGTCGGAAATAATCGCAAAATCACATAGACAGTGAACAATAGTTAGTAAGAGTAGAAAAATTTTGATTGTTATTTACAAAAGTGAATAACAATGAAAATTCAATTTTACACACTGAAATCGACTTTTGTCAAATTTCCGTAAATATCAAAAGTAGCTGTAATAATCACTTCAACAACTGTACCTTTCGCCGAGGGTGGATATAGAATAAGGCTATTAGAGGTTGTTGGCCCGCTTGTTTGTGTAAAGGATACATACTCAAAAGTTGAACTTATTGAGCCGAGGACCAGGTTGGCTATTACTGGAATCTGATTGATAAAATCCAATTTACCGACATTTGTCACACCAGGTGCATTATTTGATAGACCGAAAAGACTGACAATAGTTTTCGCAAATTCTAGACTATCTACTCCTAATAAAAAAGTTTGTCCAGCTCTATTACGTGGTATGAAAGATATGGTAGCATATGGAAATGCTGTGAAAGCTAGACAGTATGCAAGTCTGTCAACGGTTAAAGTATACACCATGTCTTCCCCCATGTTAACTATTGAATTTGTCACACCGCGTGCACTGACGATACCATCCTGTACAAGTTGCACTTTCTCACCGTTGCTCATATCGCCAGCGATATTGTTGAAGAGAGTATTATAAATTCTGTTCATTTATAATACCGAATAAAATTATTTTCCGCGGTTCACAATTCGCGGTGCGCGGTCACATACATAATCTTTTCTTCACACCGGTGGGCCCAGCCGGTTTTCTATCCTCTTTTGTCAACTTAACCAGCACCTTTTCAAGCACTTCTTCAGCCTCATGGTCATAATCTCTATACGCCTCAACATTCCATCTCTTCCCGAAAGCCCGGTTGAAGTACTCCTTGTATTTATAGGGACCCCAAACCTCATACTCCCCAAAAGGATATTTCCTAAGAGGGTAGAGTTCGTCTACATAGAAATATTCCTTCGGCCACATCTCGCGGCAAGATTGTCTATCCAAACGAACCTTGCCCTTATAATGTTCATAGCCAAAAATATCTATATTCGGGAAGGAATACTTGTGCTTTCCGGTCGGGGGAATATCGAGGTAAAAAATCTTATATCCGAGCCAAACCCTCGTCAAACCGTAACCGCATTTTTTCAGAGTATTTTTAAGCTGAGGGATTCTCTTCATATCTCTGTGATCGATAGCAATATCCACATCGTCGTCCCAAGGGATTATACCACCATGGCGAACGGCCCCCAACGCCGTTCCACCTATAACAAAGTAAGAGATACCTTCCCGTTCAAAAAGTCTGTGTACATCATAGAAAATCTGGTAGAGAAGACGGATTGTCTTTTCACTCGTCCTCATTAACTTAAAGTTTTTAGGCATTTATAGTTTATTTACATGGATATAATAAAATGAGTGCAATATTAATCGACTATACGAAAATTGTCAGCAAGGATCAGAAACTACAGTTTGTGATATCTCCGCCCCCTTCGCCTGCAAGAGGATTTTCTCCAGGATTAATTGTTCTGGTTGAGAACGAGGTACTAGATACGCTTTCAGAACTGAAACCGGGTCAAGAACGTCTCGATTATATCAATACCGACGAGTTTATGCAAGGAATAAGCGATCATTACTATATTATGTACAACGAGAAGAGAGAAATCTGTATCATAGGTTCAGATTGTGAAAGTTATCTACCGAAAATTCTTTTAGCCTTGTTTTCCGGACTTCCGCCTGAGACATTAATATGGGTAGGGATTGATCTATCGCAAAAAGATTTTACAAATGTTTTAGATACCTTCGTTTCGAACGGATTCAATAGTCCTTACGTTACCACTCTTTCCCCTATGTACGGTGATATCCCGGCCAGCGCGGCATTGACTAGACAGAATATTCCTTCCGACCCAGACACCTCTGCTGCCACCGTGAATAAGGTTCTTTATTCGATTCAGCAATACAAGGACGACGGACGATCTTGTTATCTGTTTGCCAAACTTTCCCCGAGAGCAATTGGATTTCTCAAAGAGGCATCAAAAATAGGTATCACAGTCGGAAAAGACGGTAAAAAATCGCAAAAAGAGCTAACCGGAGAGCTTTACGTCAAGGATGTCCTGCAAGAAACAGGGAAATTTACGTATGTTATCGATATCGACAAAAGCAGTGTAGAATCTGGCCAAGAAGAGAACGTAGATGTGTCTGCAACTCGCTATAATTTTCACTCTCATCCGCACGAGGCTTACGTTCGCCACTCTGTGGACAACGCATGGCCTTCGGTTACAGATTATCTCGGATATCATAAACTGGGCAATAGTACCATTTTCCACTGTGTAGCCACGTTAGAAGGGCTGTACGTAATGTCTTTTTCCCCGCATTGGGGATCCAATCTGAAGAAAGTTAACCGAAAATTTATTGATAAAAATTTCGAGATAGATCACAAGGAACCTTACACACCAGATCAGTACGTAGATAAAATTAATGCTATCCTTTACAAGGGTTACCCAATATTTGATCTGAAATACTTTCCATGGGAGAAAGCGGATAGTGTCTTCAAGGTTTTTTATGCTCAAACGGGTTCTAGTTGCCTGCCGTGTGAGCAAATAGTGGAAAAATATAAAAAACTGCATGCGGGTTAATAGTGAATTATTCGTGTCCAGAAACCATTGTAAAATCTCCCTCCGTAATTTTGTTCATCTCGTTGGTAAAATTTTCCATATCCCCTAAAGCTAGGCATATTTTCCATGTTATACCATCCGGGTTTCGCTGCTCCTTGTGCATCGCAGGAGAATATTTGCATATGATTACACCACATTTTTTCGCGTACGCTTTCGATACTGTAATAGTATAGTCGGTTGTCCCTTTCTTGAAAACCATCTTGCCCTGCATTCTCTTAATCACCTCTTCGGCCTGTTTGTGTACAGAAATAGCAGGATCTACTCTGATTTTGGCCTCTTCCATGACAAGCTCTAGTTTGGAAATTGGATAGCGGGTATTAGTTTGGTCGGTGAAAGATCGATGCAAATATGCTATAATGGCTCTGCAGTGAGTATCTATATCTTCCTTGCGTTCAGAAGCACTTACTTGTGCTTCTCCTTCCCGAACCATAATTTCTGCACACTTGTTGATATCGCAAGTTCGAAAAACTTCTTGCAAATCTTGTTCGCGGGCTATATTGCCTTTTTTGGCATTGGTGAAAATAGCCTCTGCAGAGAGGACTTTATCCCATCCCAATTTTCCAGACAAAAAAAGACGAACACTGCCCGGTTTGGTCATAATTTCAAAAGAGTGTTTACCCTTTTTATAACGCACTAGCTGTACGTTTGACATCTTTATTAAAGTTTAAATTGTCTTAAATAAGAAATGCTAGATTTTAAAGGATGGCTATCTTTATAAAATGTTATTTTTCCTGCAAATTGCGATTGACCATATGATTATCCATTGGCTTATTTGTTCGTTCTGTTTGATTTTCGACATCTGTACCGATCATAAATGGCAAAAATACAAGCTACATGCCACAAAAATACCAGACTCGTTTACTAATATTTGCATAAGAGTGTTATTTAATCAGATTTTCATTGCTATGCCTATTTTCTACTTCTTGTGCAAATTTTCCGACCAACCACTGTTTTCTTGGGAAAATCTATACAAATTACCCCTGACATTTTTGTACGAAGATATCATGTTCTATTATGCTCATAGACTTCTGCATATTCCTTACCTCTACGAAAAAGTGCATAAAATTCATCATCGCTGGACCACACCGATAGCGATATCAGCTATGTATACACACCCCTTTGAACAAGCTTTTGCCAATATTTTACCTGTCGTTCTTGCCGCCCGGTTTGCCGGACTTGGCAAAGGAGCCATGCGGTTATGGCATGTTATCACCCTCGTAAACACTCTCGTCGCTGCACACGGTGGGTACAAGATACCTTACTATAAGAATATGCATGATAAGCATCATACAGATTTAAATTGCAACTATGGCGTTCTCGGAATATTAGACCGATTTCATGGGACTCTGCGCTGAACCCCCGCCACACTGAATACATATATTCGACCATCTTGGTGGCACGGGGAATCTGCGTTCCACTAATAGACGCCAGATTTCTATACAAGGTATAGCCTTTTCGCAAACTGAACAGGCTATAAATTCGGACGCACGTCTAACAACGTACCCATGTAGGGTCATAAATTCACAAATTTTATTCAAGGTTGTTGGTATTTCTCCAAATACAATATCGTCAACAAGGATAATTTTCTGGGGCGTTGTGTTCATCTTCTGACAAAGCACTTCCCAATTTCTCTGCAGATGAGGATAGTCATTACTATACCCGTTAAGAGATAAAACAAGCCAATTAGGATAATATGTTTCGATAACTGTCTCAACCTCTTCTACCGTTTTTGCTGAGGTCAGTTTAGATAAGATTTCCGATTCCATTTTAAATGGGTTTGCAAACCGTTTAAATTGAATTTTATGGGAATGGTATATAGCAAAATATACTGGGACATATTATACTGGTTTCTACTATCGGTGTCTGCAACCCAACTAATATTTTTGTATACTATTTATAGGATCTGTAACAATCGTGAATTTCACAGAACAATAAAGCTTGTTCTCAGTGACGTTGACGATAACTTAACCGATTTACAAGATCTTGTCCGTGTCGCGGAAATCTTCATGTTTTTCTTGCTTCTATTTTGTAGATATATCGGCATTTATAATTCTGCTTGCACTAAATTTTGAAAAAATTTTCTTTTATCGGCTTTTAATAAATGTCGATCTCACTCGAAAAGTCGGTTCGTACCTGCTCAGTAAATGTAGGTGAAGCCAATCGTATCCAATCCGATCGTTTCTTCAATCCTTCTAATATGGTTTGCATTCCTTGGAATGGCCTGAACAACAAAGGTCAGGAGGTATCTCCCGATTCTTTCTACACTAAGACTCCTGGATGTGATAGCGCAGAAGATCGAGTACTAGTTGAAAATGCCCAAAGACCCAAGTACTTCAACTATGTTACTCTTGGCGCTCAGGGTGTCAATGGCGATTTCTATGGTCGCTCGTCTAGCGATAACTTCCGTGACGCCATGGGACGTGACAAATTTGACCAGTCCCGTAACCAGCTCTCCGGTAACTTTGGCAAGCAATGGGGTGCTAACGTAGCCTTCCAGGGCTGCACTGTTGGTGCCTATGAACGTAACCAGGCTATGATGGCTCAAGATTTGCGTGGACAAAATTTCATGCAGAATGGTTACATGGCCAATGCTGCTATGGCTTCGGCTGGGAATTATTAAAATATTTATTACTTAATATAACTATAATAGTTATATTAGTGTTTACTGAATATTCTTCTCAGTTCTTCAATCGTACGTGCTCCTCCCGTGTTGATTTGTTTCATTACAGAGCTTTGTCCATTATTAATTCTAACTGCAGGCATCACTGTAGATTTTCTAAATACAGATGGGTTTACCTTGTTGAGGTATCCCTACCGGGATAAGCTGGGCAGGTCTCGCCCAACTCGGTTGTTCTACAGTTTTACTAATTTGCCAGATCCCTCAGGAATCGTAAAATTTCTGCTTAAAAGGATATAACGAATTGGCCGGTCTTTTATCTGTATCGCGTCTAGAACTTCAATACCCTTTGTACACATGGTCGTCTGTGGTTTTTGTTGCATAAGCTTGTTTCCAACTGCTAAAGCAAACTGAGAATGGTCTTTTTGTGGTATAACTCTGTGAGAATCTTCAATAGCCTGAGCCATAACTGTCTGGTCTTTTTCTGGTATAACTATGTGAGAATCTCCAACAGCCTGCAGGAGTTTTTGCGGTATTACTGTATTCGCAGATTTTTTTGGAGTAACTACTTGAAATCCTTTACGACTCACTATATTTGTATCACTGAAAAGTTGTTGTTCATTTTGAACAGGTTTTTCCTGTTCTAACTTCGGAAGGGAAAAACTTCCTTGAGCTATTTTTTGTTCCTGTTCGGTCAGATTTGTCTCTGCCCAATTGCAGATGTCAGAAATTAGTTCCGGTCCCAGGACACCGATAAATACGGCAAAATTATGATGTCTAGATAAAATATACTTTAAATTCTTTGGAAGTTGATTTTTCTTGGAATATAAAATGTTAAGTATTGCATATATTCTGCGGATTTGTTCTAGATCTACAACTCCTATGCTGGTCAACCAATTCCAAAAACGGTCCTTAAATTCTGTGGGTAATACGGCCAAAAAATTAATAATATTTTTCCCCTGATAACACCAAACTTTGTAAGATTCAGCACCAACTTTCTGTTGAAAATTTCGGTAGTTCAAGGTAGAATAAAGTTTATTCGTTGTTCGAATAGCTTCAGATACGAGCATTTTATATTAAGCAAATACTTTTAATATAAAATTTATACCAAATCGGAAAGAATGTTGAACTGGTCCGTTGGTCCCGTTGTACTGAGATCGGTCGCAGAAACAACAACTAGACTATCGAGTCCCGGTCGAAGACCTGCACCAGTGGCTCCGGCAGGTACATCCCCGTTGTAGAGAATACCGGATGGGCCTGCACTTTCGCCATCGATCGCCACAGCAACATGATCAGACGTTCCGGTCTCGTTACCAAGCCGAATTTGGTTAGCCGGTGCAACACCAGGAATAATGTTGGCTAGATGGAAACGAATAAGTCTCTGATCTTCCACAGCCTTAGGTTAAATAATTCCACATAGTAATTTGCCTGATCGATGCTATCAGATACGAGAGTTATGTTAACAGGGCCTGTAATAGGGTTAAATCCAATAGAACCAATCGAGGCCTGCATCCACTGGTCAAGCCGAGCTATGTTGCGGCTAGACCAGTTCCTGTTAGGACAGCAGGCAGAGGCTGTGCGAGAGCGACAGCGAATTCGAGGACACGAACATCATCTCCAGAAAGGCTTACAACGAGAGAAGGACCAGATACTGTTGTGTTAACTATGCGTAAATGAGATGAGATTTATTATGTTCACGATATTTTGTTTAAATTTCTGAAATAAATGGAAGATTTGCTAAATTTATCGCGAGAAGAACTAGAGATTCTTTTGGATGATTGCAATAGTAATATTTCAAAATACAAATCTAGATTAATCACACTGGTAATCGAGAAAGATGCAACGAGAAGAAAAATAAGGCAACTTGAGGAAGAAAAAGATATACTAGAAATGGTAAAATCCGGATCAGATTTTAACGAGCATTTGGTAGCCCCAAAGCCTTCCACGATGAATACATTACATAGAAGATACCTGAAAATTATCCAAAATGAACCTCGTGATGAAGTTCCGAAAGAATAGCCTTAATTTTATTTGTCCTGAGCTTGGTTAAATTCTCCTCTAAAGTTCCCGGTACGATATAAAATCCCTGCCGACCATGATTATCTATAGCGACGAGAGCAATTTTGTGATAGTTCGGAGAATCTTTATTAATATTGTAGAGCAGATAATCATACTCATCTTCATCTTCAAGTAAAACGACCCAGTCGAGCATGGAACCAAAGGTATGCATGATTGGTTCTTGCTTGTACTCTGTTTCTGTCCATTTTCCTTCGATACTGCTTAGAAAAGCCTGCCCTCTTTGACTATAGAAACAGGACAGGCAGACATCCTTATTTTGCCCTCTATTACAATGCCATTTACCGCTGATATTTTTGGATGATTTTTCGCATATATCACAGTTAACGGGAAGTTCTTGTGTAACAGAAATCTTATCCTGGTGCGAAAAACAGGTTAGCAGTTCATCCTTACGACTGCTCCAATTCTTTGCTCCATTTTTCTCAGCAATTTCTTCTGTTTTCTCTTCCCAACAGAGCGAACACATGCTTTTCTTGCATTCCGAACACGACCGAATCGGGTATCCTTTCGTATCAATATTCGTTCCGCAATAATCGCAGTATCGGTAAAGTTGGGTTGTTTCAGTGAGATATTCTCCATCTACCACAAAAACCCGTATTTCGTTATCGAGTAGAGATACAAAATGATCATAATTATTTGCCATTGTACAAGTATTATAACCATCAATAGGGTCGAAAATGGGTAGAGAGTTATCGTAATTACGAGGAATCGCTACATTTAACCGAGCACCTTCATCCGTTTCGATAATTGGTTCCGTGTAAATATTGAACCATTCTCCAAGTTTGATCGTTTTATTATCCATTTTATGATAATAAGACCGAATGTTTAAACGTAGTTTGAGCCACAACTTAAGCGACCATTTCCGCTTTGATTGCTGGATGGCTTTGATAATTCTGTAGAGAAAAATCCTCAAACTGTAAAGCTTCTATATCAGCAAGACTTTGCAAATCTTTCTTAATTGTTAGTTTCGGGAAGGGATAGGGTCGACGCTCAATTTGTCCCAGTGCACTATCGTAGTGTTGTTTGTATATGTGCACATCTCCAAGATTCATGTGTAAATTTCTTGGCACGAGATTAGTCACCTTCGCTATAATCATTAGGAGAAGTGCAGAAGATGCAATGTTGAACGGAGTACCAAGAAAAGTATCCTGCGACCTGTTGTAACAGGACATATCTAGATATCCTCCCGAAACGTAAAATTGTAGAAGAAGAGAATGGCAAGGATATAAAACCCCTTGCTGAGCCTGGAGAGGATTAAAATCGGTCATCAAAATTCTACGTGAATAAGGATCCACCCGAATGGTATCGATAACTTGTTTAAGCTGATCGATACCTTCTTCAAGAGGTTTTCCAGTAGTTTCGTCATATTTGGCATTAAAAAATCGCCATTGATATCCGTAAAGGGGACCCATGATACCTTGTTCTCTATCAACCATTCCTAGATTGTCTAGAAATTCTCGTTTCGTGTTACCCTTCCAGATATTCACCCCTTTTTCCTCAAGAAGTTTCGAATCGGTATCTCCTCTGAGGAAAAAAAGAAGCTCTTCTATAATACCACGGAAGAACATTTTCTTCGTCGTTAAAAGTGGAAACCCTTCGGTCAGATCAAAAACCATTTTTTCCCCGAACAGAGATTTTGTCTCCCCATTTCTACCCATACGGGCTACACCGAAATTGAGTACCTTACCGAGTAGTTCTAAGTACTGTTGTTCTTGATGAATTCCTAACGTCCAAACCTCATGAACAAAACCTGGATAGACAGACCTTTCTTTAATTGTCCAGTTGCGAGGAGAAAATGTACAAAATCTATCGCAAGGAGAATTATCTTCGATCTGAGAAACATGCATATTTCTCACAGTCCATGGTAGTTTATTCAAAACATAATTGTATATTTCTGCTCCCCCAGCAACGAAAATTTTTTTACCTAGTTTCTGTGCGTCAGTCAAAGCTTCTTCAAAAGTTCTGAATAACTTGCAGTCATTTTTGTCTGTATCTAGATTATCTTTTCGTGTCAGACAATAGACTACGCGTCCAGAAAGGTTTGGTAAACTTTCAGCTGTTTTTCTTCCCACAATTAGTATAGAATTCATTGTTTTTTCCTTAAATATTTTGAGGTCCCCGGAACAATGCCAGGGAATTTTCCCGTCCAGTCCAATACCGTTAATAGAATTACGTGCCAGTATTACGTCGACCATTTTAAAGATAAAAAACATATTTTTAACTTTGAATTTATGGAAATTATCGCAGAAGATATTTTATTGGTTGTAATATCGTTTTCTTCTATAAGTGATATCCAAAATCTGAGTAAAACATCTAAAACTCTACGCAACTTCTGTTTGTCGAACTCTACTTGGATTGACATTGCTAACCGAGATTGTCCTTATTTAGGGGTAACAAGTAGGCAGGAATATATTTGCAAAAATCCCATGTACGTTAGCAACGAAGAGATAGACAAGTATATTAGCGGAAGTAGTTGGGCCCAAAAATGGATAGCAGAAAAGTGTATAAACCGCAACGGTAAAGAAGAACATCGTTATAAGGCGTACGTTACATCTATCGTAACGGATATTATTCGTGTAGAACACTATAATGCCCTTAAAGCTAAATTTCCGCAAAGGAAGATGGACTGGAAAATAGGGATAAATATTATCGTCGACGATTTGATCGCTAGAACCGAAGAGGAAGAAAAAGAACTTAGAGAGATTCGCGAATCCAACAAATATTTTGGTAGAATAAATGGATGAATTTTTTGCCGAAGAAGAAGAAATGTTTGCCGACTACGGCGCGGAAGAACCTAGATTTGAACCCGATGCGAAAGCATTCGAAAGAGTCGGACCCACCGGAAAACTTGCTGAACTACTTTCATCTCCCACAGTTTTAAAAGATATGGGGAAAAAAGGTAGAGAATCTATTTCTCCGGAGGATCGCTTCTTAATCAATACCGATGCAATGTGTAGACGTTTAAATTCGGAGAATATTGCTAAGATTAGCGAACTTGACATCACTAACATGTTAGAAAAAACTGTAGATGTCGTTGGATTAAGGTACAAAAATCATGTTGGATACATATTAGGTTATCTTGCCTCACAGGGTGGCAAATCTCTGAAGACAGAACAGGTGAAATATGTGATCAAAAATATTTTACCCCAAGTTGCCGAAGAGGGAGGAATAGCTCCTCCAGATGTGGTTAGATACGCGAGATTCTGGAAAGAATTTTTATAAACAAATAAAGTTCTAAGCACTTTATTTTTCCCTAAGATTCCTCAAGTAACGCTCCCAATTTTCTGACATTGTTTTCATGCCTAAATCGTCGAGATCGGGAGTCTCAGAAATAGTTTCTGAACCGAGAGTACAAAGGGGGCGTTTTAAAATAACTTTCCCTTTCGCGAATTCTAGACCAGAAATATTTTGTATTTTATCGTCCTTATATATAATGTCTTTTGAGGTTATTGTTTTAAACATTATGGACAGAAGTATGATTGCAAGCAAGTATTTACATTGTTTGATAGACAAAGAATATTTACGCTTCATATCGATGACGTATTTTTCGTACATGATGTCCTTTATGTTTTTACGCCGGATACTGGCCCATTCTTGTCTAGACTGCTTGATATTCTTTTCTAGCTCATGAAAGTCTAGTCTTTTTTGGGCCTTCTCCTTATGGGAAAGTATACCCAGTTTTTCTGTGAGGAGATTATAAATATCATTGTACAGAATTTTCGGATCTTTGCGTTCTATTTTATAGCTAAACTCCTTGTTTTTGTAACTACAACAGAGAAATCCTTTACTAATATAGGTACCATATGGAGCTTTGCCATACGCTAGTTCCTCGAAAATGCCTTCCCAGAATACGTCATCGGCAAACTGACAGCATTCTAGAAACACTGGGTACAAAATCTCCTTTTTTACAGGCATTTTTATTATAACAGAGAAACTTTTAACTTAAAAATAGTATGAATTAAAAATGAAAATATAAAGTTTTGTTATCTGTGAATAACAAAAATGTCTGAACAACTTAATTGCCCTGAATGTCCTTGCGTCCTATTCGTTCGTGATGATCCCAATGCGATGATCCCAACGAAAGGTACACCGTTATCTGTCGGATACGACCTGACAGCTATTTCTGTCGCCAAAAAAATTGGTTCTCGTACAACTCTTTACGATACCGGTATCAAGGTGCAACCACCTTGCGGTTACTACACAGAAATTTTGCCTAGAAGCTCTCTCAGTAAAACCGGATATATGCTAAGTAATTCTGTAGGGACTATTGATCCGGATTACACAGGTAGGTTATTGATCGCCTTGACAAAGGTTGATGACAGCTTGCCAGATCTCGAACTTCCTTTCACTAGGTGCCAGCTTATTTTGCGTAAAGCGGAATTCTACAACATGTGCGAGACTGAAAAACTGGAAGAAACGGTTCGAGGAGATGGCGGATTCGGTAGCACGGATAAAGCCAGACAAGGACCTCCTTCTCAATAAAATTGAAAAAAGATTCTCTATCGTATTTTTCAGTAGAATGTCTACACCAAATACACAAGTGGTTCCCAGACCGCCTAAGAATTCTAGACGACCTCCTAGACCGCCTAAGATTCCTAGACGACCTATTGCTCAACATTTAGGCGGCTCGCTTTTCAAGTGCCCTGACTGCGGCAACACAAACCAACATAGTCCCTCTGCTACAGGGAAGAGTATCACAGAAGAGTTCGGTACCACTCGCATGTGTGATCGCTGCCCTTGCCGCTATTATCTGGTTTTCCAAAAATGAAAAAACCTGAAAAAACTTTTCGAAATTATGAAAAGTTCTATGAGCATAGATGTTGGACTATCTCCGAGATCCTCTGTATCTACAAGTGAACCAGACGTCAGATGGCAGTCTTCTGAGGATAATGTGCATATTATTCTATATATTAATGATCTGACCACTGTCGTTGATTACATGGATATGACGTCTTTATCCAGTGCAATTACTCTTGTCAGTAATCTACCTGGCACCTCCGATGGCGCTTTGGATACTCTACAGGTTCTGCGAACTCAATACGAATTTCTTGCAAAAAGAGAAACTCTGAACAGGATGCATTAATTATAGATAGATATCTATAATTATTTACTTCTTATTTTTGGCCGAATTGTTCTTAGAATTATTAATATCTGCAATTAGACGTTGTACAAGGTTAATTAATTCGTTCACGTCCGCAGGAAGGAGCAGAGAATTGTTCGGATTAGCCCTGATTTCCTGAGAAAGGGTAGGAAAATCGGTTGTCTGTGTCAATCTAGTTAAGAGAGCGTTAACACGATTGGCGAATTCGGTAGTCTTATTTTGGGGAACAACGACATCGAAAGGCCTATTTTGATACTCTTCCTGGTAGACGGTCCAAAGATCGTCAAGATTACCAGTGAAAAGATACTGATATGGGAGGTAACCGTATCCTTTATCTCCCCAAGAGGATCCCCAGCTATTCTTAAACTTGAAGACCTGTTTAGCATCATCGTATCCAATGAACAGGATAGCATGGCCTCCAATAACCTGACCTTGTGGAAGAGGAATCAAACCGTTCGTGTCATTGAAAAAGTTTTCGTAACAAGTTACTCCTCCAACAAAGGCGTAACCATTTTGAAGAAGATTTTTCAGATCGGTTAGAACTAATTGTTGGTTCTTATCTGTGATTGTTGCATATTTTGTAACCTGATAGTTAAGGGCTTCTGCATATGCACTGGGAGGTGGTGCATCAGCAAAACTGCAATCTGTCTGGCCGGGACGAAGATAAGGAAAAGTTGTTTCTAGACAAACACCGAGAGACACCATTGCTTTCATCGTGTCTCGTAAAGATGCACCCGAATCTTCATTGGCCGGCCAGTTATCTATGTTAACACGTGTTGCGTAGTAGAGGAACTTTTCCGAGAACAAACTCATAATTTGTCCGCCCATATATTTATGGTAGAAATATTCCATCAGTCCTGTGCTGGCAAATGATGTGCATGCACCAACATTCCCCTGATCTTTCGGGGTATCACAAAATTGGCTCAAATCTACCGAAGATTGTCCAGCCTTAAGAGGAGCAGTCATCTTGATAACGTGATCTCTGCTATCTGGATGAGACTTGCGGTGATTGAGCTTATATTTTTGAGAGAGATGAGACATTTATTAAAAAGGATATTGTAAAATGAAATTTAGAATTTTGATGTGAACATTGTATAAATGTCTCGTCTTTATACAAAAACCGGAGATAACGGTCTGACTAATTTATACGATATGCGCAGAATAGGTAAGGATAATACTATTTTCGAGGTTCTAGGAGATCTAGATGAACTTTCTGCCCATATTGGAGTAGTTTGCAGTTTGACTGGACCAGATTTCCCCGATACTGAAAAAATGCTCAGATGGATACAAGCTAGACTTCTAGATATAGGTAGCGATATTGCTACTTCCGAAAAAAGAGAGAAAATTACTCCAATCACGGAGGATGATGTCAAAAAAATAGAAATCTACATAGATTTATTCACTGCCGAGACGCCAAAACTGACAGAATTTATTCTACCGGGACACAAACTTCTAGATGCACAGGTACATGTTTGCCGCGCTGTCTGCAGACGTGCAGAAAGACATATGTGGGTTTTACGAAAAGAATCTCAAATCGCTACCGATCTACAGACTTTTGTATTTATCAACAGGCTGAGCGATTTTTTCTTCGCTTTGTCCCGAGTTTATGCACAAGGGCACGAGATAACTCGTAGCTTTGCAAATAATCTTGAATAGAATAAAATGCCAAGAACTGTTGTATATCTGAAAAAGTCGAACCGGCCAGGAAAAAAATATATGGTCTGGGTCGATGGTAAGACTATACATTTTGGTGCAGCCGGGATGTCCGACTACACCAAACACAAGGATAAGGACCGAATGAAGAGATATTCTGCCAGGCACAAGAGAGGCGGAGAAACCTGGGGAAAGAGCGGAATCAAGACGGCCGGATTTTGGAGCAAATGGCTTCTGTGGAATAAGCCGACTATTGGGGGAAGTAAGAGAGATATCGCCTCGAAATTCAACGTTACTTTCAAGAGCGGATGGCCAAAGAAGGGCATCAAAGTAAAATCTAAGCGCAAGAGCCGTCGTAAGTCTAAGCGCAAGAGCCGTCGTAAGTCACGTAAGTCTAAGCGCAAAAGCCGTCGTAAGTCACGCTCACGATTCTCAGTCCGTAGAAAATCACGAGATGGCAGAAAGGGTGGGCCGAAGTATGAAAGATGTGTTTTGGCGGTGAAGTCTAAACAGCCCAAGAAATGTATCAGAAGTGGTAAATGGGTCGGAGGAAAAGGTTGCGTCAGATCGCCTTGGGCGATATGTACCGCTAGAGTGGGTCGCTATAATTAGAATTGAATATCGACTACACACAGGATAAGTATTGGATTCGGTCCGGTAGAATCAGGAGGTCCATTTTCCAGCCTACTTTCGGGATTGCTTACAGCATTTAAAATCAAACAATGTCTCCCTTTATTTCATTCAGTTTCGGCTGGTTGTAGTACTTTGCGATCCATTTAAAAGAATTCGATCTGTTGGTTAAAATGGCAACAAATCGTCAAACCCACCAAGTCGGTAAAATCAAGAAGCTTATTGACCTTAATGGAGATACGACAAATTTCGATATTACTTTTCGGGTCGCATCCCGTAATAAAGAACCGTTCGACATTCTAGTTGTCGACCAAACTACTCTTGATAATAATCCTAGTCTAGAGTATAAGAAAGTTGAAAATGGAGCGATTTCAGGAAACGTTATACAAGACAAGAATGTCTATCAGAATTATTTCATTATTTTAAAGGCTGATAATGCTTGTGAGTGTGATGTTGAAATTATTAAGAAAGAGTTGCCTAAAACTACACAGCCTCCTCCCCAACTGCCGCAAGGACCGCAAGGACCACCGCAACCGACCCCTTCCCCTTTGAGGAGTGGTAAAAAACCGGAGAATGGATTTAGTTGGGTGAAAATCCTTCTCATCATTGGAGCTATTGTTGCCTTAGGCATTGGGCTATACCTATACTCGAAAAAATCGAAGGGAGAAGATAATGCTAAACCTAACGAGACGAAAACGGGACCTCCCGAAGCTGGTTTCAGGTTTTATTCTCCGCCTAAATCATCTGCGTCACACGGATCTCCTCCTAAAGGAGAAGCAGGAGGAAAGGGACATGACCTTTTAGCAAGACTTAAAAGATTGAATCTTAATTAGAAAGATGTCTAGACAACAACAGCCTCCACAGGAATTGTTAAACGAATTTGTTGATATGCTTGGTCCAGGCTTTCGAAATGTTCTTGGTGGAACATCGCGTGTTCTGAACACAGTTAATCGCCAACCTGGCAAAATCCCTGTAGACATTGTTAATGAGGAGAAGACAATTTACATTTATGCTGAAATTCCTGGAGTAACTAAGGAAAGTATCGACGTTGATTTCTACAACAATAAACTCACTATTTCCGCAGAGAAAAATAGAACATATGAACAGCCGGAAATGTCAGAGATAAAATTTGGCCGATGCGAAAGAACTTTGACCCTACCTATCTGTGTGACGAGAAAAGATGCTGTATCAGTTTCTTACAGTAACGGTATTCTCAAGGTCAAGATTAACAAGCTTGTCGAGGAGGAAAACAAGTTTTCTATAAAGATTTCTGAATAATTATATCGTTGCGATATAATTTTAACCCTTAACAAGTTTTTGGAATCCCGGGCTGGCAAAAAATTGCCCTAACTTTGTACGAGCGAGTTCTCCCATACGGCGGGTTCGCATTCTGTTATTGTAGATATTAAACAGAATATCAGCAGCGACCCAAGGCTGTGCGAGAATTCTGTTCATAATATTATCGTCGTCGATAGTTTTAGCATCCACATCGTAAATAGGTATGCAAACGTTATCATCTCCCACACAGTTATTAGAACCAGCGCAACTGTTTCCGCTCGGGGTCCATTTGCTGATCATTGGTGACATAGCTACGGTAGGATCAAAAGGCTCGTAAACTCTAACACAGTTTCCGCTCATGGCGACCAAGTATTTTTCAGACGCAACGTTACGGAGAAGGAATTGTCCTTTTGTTAGGCCATTACCGAGTCCAGGACCACCGCAACTTCCATTCGGAGCGTTGCAAGATGCAACTGTGTTTGGATAAATAATATTGTTATCGTTGAATGCATAAGCACATTCACCACTGTTGCCATTTTGCGCGCAATATTGTGCCATGTATAACTGACATTGCGAACTTTCCGGTCCCAACATAGAGTTACCACCCCCAATGGTGTGGTTAAATCCAGACTCTATTCCTGATACAAGGCAATAGCTCAAAGGATCATTCTGTGCAGACATGCCGGCAGAGGGCCCAAAATTTGCGATTGTAGAATAATTGCAACTCATTTATTAACTGTGAGAAGAAAAAAATTGGAAAAATTATGGTCAAGACGGTATTCGCGATTAGAACAAAATTGTATTTATAGAAATCTTTTCTATTTTCGATTTTCCGACGCTGTCTATATAATTTTTATATTAAATGGGGAAAAATTGCACTATTACCAAAAATAAAATTGATTAAAAGATTATCTTGGAGTTAGTAAATAACAAAATGTCGCGAGAATCGAAAACAGTGTTTTCTACTTCGAATCCACCCCCATTTGATACAATGGGATTGTTCACATTTTTACGTACTTATGCTCGTCGTCATGACGAAGAAGATCCGAACAGTACCGTAGAAACATGGCAAGAAACATTGGAAAGAGTTATCAAAGCTTGTGATGCTCAACTTCAAGTTGGATTTACAGAAGAAGAGGAAAAGGATTTATTTAACTTGCTTTACAATTTGAAATGTTCCGTTGCCGGACGCTTTCTTTGGCAACTTGGAACCCAAACAGTTAATCGTCTAGGTCTGCCCAGTATGCAAAACTGTTCTTTTGTCATTGTGGATGAACCCATTCGTCCATTTACTTGGACAATGAATTTTTTGATGTTGGGTTGTGTTCCTGCCGAAACTCCTATCTTGACAGAAGGAGGCATTATGCCAATTTCTGACGTTAAGATAGGGGATAAAGTTTGGTCATATAATACCAAAACCGATAAAAAAGAACTTAAACCTGTTACACGTTTGCACGATCCGATCGTGACAAAAGATATGAATATTAAGCTTATTTGTAAATATGGATCTATTTTGTGCAGTAAAAAGCACCCAATTCTGTCTTGGAAAAATGGTAAGTGGGATTACGTATTAACAGGAGAAATTAAGAAAGGAGATATTGTCCAAAAATTTACCCATGATCTTTCGTCTGAAGTTATTTTCGATCAAAAAGCTTGGTTTGTTGGAGCTTTCTTGGGTGATGGATGTAGTAATGTTCTCGAACAATTTGGGAGTCGTAGAATTCGTTTTGTGAAAAATGACGAACAATTTGTACAAAAATTTGCGGATGTTATTTCTGCATTATCAGGAGAAACTACTGTGTGTAAAAAATCGATCCGGGAAGATTACAAAACAGACATGTGGTCTGTTGAAAAAACTTTACATAGAGATAATCCTCTTGTTTCTGGCTGGGATAAATTAGTAGGAAAACTCCCCAGTAGAAAAACTAAAGTTCTCGATATTCCTGAATGGATTAAGACAACCTCTGATAAGAATATTTTTATGAGTTTTTTGACAGGACTTGTTGATACAGATGGAACAATTTCTACAAATAAGGTCAGTATCTCCACAATTTCTGAACGATTGTACAATTCGTTACAGCAATATTCATCTCTTTTTGGAATTTATCCTTGGACACATATCCAAAAAGTTGAAAAACAGAATTTATTACAACAAAAAAGAAACACTGGATATATTGCTAAATCGGATACTTATGTAGTTACATATCGTTCGCGAGATTTTAAAGCGTACATCAATTTTCTACAGAACCCACAAAAGAAAACTGCTCTAAGTGATGATTTGTTCCGACCGCGGAAAAAACAATACAGTCGTAAAGAACTTATTATCCCACCAGAAATGGTTGCTGCTGAAAGCAAAAAATTAGGTCTCGACAAAACTTCTTGGCATTTTCAGGAAAAATTGAAGGAAACAGGTTATATCGGTTCTGGTTATTACGAATCGCGAAATGAATCTTTCGACCATCTATTGCAATACGACATAGTAACTGATATCGAGGATGATCTAGACATAGATGAAAATTGGAAAGATATAACTGTAGAAGACAATAATAATTATTTTTGTGGAGAAGATTCTTTTTACTGCACACATAATTGCGGTGTTGGCTATCGCCTGCTTCCTGACGACGTTGAGAAGCTTCCTCCCATAAAATACGCGTTAGTGACTCGTAAAGATACTAAAGATGCTGATTTTATTGTACCGGACTCGCGAGAAGGCTGGGTCAAGCTTCTTGGTAAAACTTTGAAAGCACATTTTTATTCTGGACAAAGCTTCACCTATTCTTGTACACTTTTGCGGAGTAAAGGTGCCCCAATTAAAAGTTTTGGTGGCGTAGCATCAGGTCCAGATGTTCTCTGTGATGGTATCGACAAGATTAGTTCTGTTCTTAATAAACGTGTAGGTCAGAAAATTCGTTCGGTTGATGCTTTGGATATTATGAATATCATAGGCATGATCGTAGTCAGTGGTAATGTGAGACGTTCGGCACAAATTGCTATCGGTTCCGTGCACGACAAGGAATTTTTACAAGCCAAACGCTGGGATCTCGGTAATATTCCTAACTGGCGCGCTTATTCTAACAATTCTGTTGTTTGCGACGACATTAAGGATGTTATCGACAATAAAGATTTTTGGCTTGGATATGAAGGTACTGGAGAGCCATACGGACTAATTAATCTGAAACTAGCTAGATCATGCGGTCGTCTAGGAGAATATCAGTATCCGGATCCAGAACTACAAGGTTTTAACCCGTGTATCACAGGAGATTCTTTAATTTTGACTACAGATGGTTTGAAACCGGTGATCGAATTGGTCGGAAAACAATTTACAGCCGTTGTGAACGGAAAAGAGTATCTATCAACAGAAAAAGGATTTTGGAAAACGGGAACGCTGCCTGTTTACTATATCAAACTCCAGAATGGAGAAGAAATCCGAGCTACCGGTAACCATAAATTTTCTGTAGGCTTGGATCAATGGAAAGAGGTTAAAGACATGCAGATTGGGGAAAATATAGTTATCTGTGATAACCACAACTATCGATGGTCTGGAGGAGAAGGAACTTTTCAGGAAGGATATTTTGTCGGGCAACTGATCGGTAATGGAACTTTTAGAACCAACAAATGTGGATTCGAACAACCTGTGATATCTTTATGGGTTCCTGATGATATTTGTATTCAAGATTACGAGCCGGCTAAAATCATCACTGAATTCTCAGAAACTCTATCAAAAAGGAAAGATGCTTGTGGATTTAGATTGGGTAGAGACGGAAATAATGGGTATCGTGAATATCGAATGTCTATTGTGGCGTTTCAGAATATCGCTAGCAAATATGGTATTCACGCTAAGGAGAAAAAAGTATATGAAAATGGTTCATATCAGTTTACATGTGGTCTGTTACGCGGATTTTTCGACACAGATGGATCAGTACAAGGAAATCATTCCAAAGGTATTTCTATCAGACTTTCACAAGCAGATTTGGATCGATTGAAAGCAGTACAACGAATGCTTCTAGCAGTTGGAATATTTTCGACGATCTATGAAAATCGTTATGAACCTGGGTATGTTGAGATGCCCGACGGAAACGGAGGACAGAAAGAATATTACCGCCAGGCTTTGCATGAGCTAGTTATCAGCAGGGATGCGATGTTCCGGTTTGCAGATATTGTCGGTTTTTCAGAAAATAATAAGGCAAAGAAACTGAATGCACTTCTTTCTAATTATCAACGCAGGCCAAATCAAACCAAGTTTGTATCTAAAATTGTGACAATCGATCCACAAGGAAAAGAGGATGTGTATGATTGCACCATTAACACGGCTCATTGTTTTAGTGCGAATGGTATGATGTCTCACAATTGTGCCGAGCAAGGTCTGGGCAACTTCGAAACTTGTTGTTTGGGAGAGATTTTCTTGCCCAACATTACGTCGATAGATGAGCTATTCCAATGTGCTAGATACATTTATCGGATTTGTAAGCATTCTCTGACTTTGCCGTGTGCGGATAGCAAAGAAACGGAGCGGATTGTACACAGAAATATGCGCATGGGTATCGGAATTTCTGGATACCTACAAGCAACTGACGAACAACGTGGCTGGCTGAGTGATTGTTACAAGTATTTGAGAAGCTTTGACAAGGAGTATAGCAGAGCTAAGGGATTTCCAGTATCGATTAAGCTATGTACGGTTAAACCCAGTGGTTGTAGCAGAAAGGATATGTTAATTTTAACTACAAAGGGGTTATTGCGTTTAGACGAGATCGGTGATATCAAAGGAGATGAATGGCAAGCTGTAAAGGATCTGCAAGTATTTACAGACCAAGAAAAGACTGAATATGTCACGAAATTTTATGTGAATGGCACAGTTCCAACAAGAATTATTCGAACCGAAGACGGTAATGAATTAGAAAGTTCTTTAGAACATAAATACCGAATTGTTCAGAAAGGAAAATATATTTGGAAAAAAGTAGAAGATCTAGAAATCGGAGATATGTTAGTTACGAGACTTGGAGATCATCCGGAAAATATTATCACCAAACTGAACACATGTGATCTCGAGAAAAACACGAATTGTCAAGTTATGAAACAGCCAGATATACTAACGAAGGATATTGCATGGTTCTTGGGACTTTTCTATGGAAATGGCAGTGTTCACAAAAAAGGTGTGAGAATATCTTTTAACGGAAAACAACCAGCTTTGCTACAGTGGTTGGACAACTTTTTCTCTGAAGTCTTTGGTCTTAGATGTACAATTGATGACGATCACAGTCTTTGTGTAAATAGCCAACAATTTCTAGATTGGTTAGACAGTAATAAGTGTCTGAAAGATTATGCTCATGAATTATGCGTACCGAAATGTATACGTACAGCTTCAAAAGAGAATGTAATCGCCTTTATTGATGGATTTTGGCGGGCAGACGGTGATATCCATAATGCACATAACACGTGGTCTGTATGCACGGTATCGGAACCTTTTGCGCGAGAAATATTTTCTCTGTGCAGAAGTGTCGGATATAATATAAAAATGACATGTGCTGGTCCAGCTGGATTAGGTTCGAAAGATAGGTGGATTCTCCATATCAGAAAATTCGAAAAGGAAAAGATGCGTTATGTTTCCAAAGATCTGAAAAACAGAATTTGGGGAGATTTTTGGCTCGATCCCATTGTAGGTCTAGAAGATTCGTCATGCGAAACATTCGATATTGAAGTAGAAAACGCACATCATTATCGTATCAGCGGAACTATATCGCATAACACGTTGAGTATTTTGGCAAATTGTACACCTGGTATTCATCCTGGTTTTGCTAGGTTCTACAAGAGAAGAGTTCGTATTGCTTCGGAATCTGCTTTAATTAAATTGGCCCGAGATCACGGATACCATGTGGAATACGTACAAAATTTTGATGGTAGTTTTGACCATACTACACAGATTGTTACGTTTCCGATGTCTCTTCCGGGTCATACAATCTTTGCGGAAAATTGTTCTGCAATTCAGCAGTTGGAATGGGTAAAGAAAGCACAAACAGAATGGTCTGATAATAGTGTATCTGTAACAGTATATTACCGTAAACAAGAATTACCTGCCATTAAGGAATGGCTGAAAGAAAACTACAATAACAGTGTGAAAACTGTTAGTTTCCTTCTTCATAGTGACCATGGTTTCAAACAAGCTCCGATGGAGCAAATTACACAAGAAGAGTACGAAAAGCTGATGTCCGAATGCAGGCCGATTGTTGATTTACAAGGTGTTTGTTACAGTTCGGAGGATAATGATGTAATGGCAAACGAGAAAGATTGCAGCTCGGGTGCGTGCCCTCGACGCTGAAATGGAACATGTCCCTAATAGATAAACTATCTAAAGTTTTGTTCTAAAAATATAAGATGACTAAACTTATATTTTATGACAACTATAACGATGACTATTTGATCACGATGTGCGGAAAAGTAATCAGTCTCAAAACAGGAAAAATATTGAAGCCTTACATCACGAGTGGATATTACGAGGTTTATTTATACGAAGAAGGCCGAAAACGTATACATAGCAGAATACATAAGATGGTTGCCAAAACTTTTATCCCGAACCCTGAAAATAAACCTTGGGTTAATCACAAAGATGGCGATAAGCTAAACAATTATGTTGACAATTTAGAATGGACAACTCCCAAGGAAAATGCCAAACATGCTAATGAAAACGGCTTGATTAAAAGGAACAATGATTCTCGAGTTCAGGTGGATGACGTTGATTTAACAGAAGGAATCACGATCTTCAAAAATTATGTCATCTTTCCAGACGGAAAACTATACAGCGTAAAATCTCGTATATTTATGAAACAATATATCGATATCAAGGGTTATTTTGTAGTTTATATCAACGGTTCAAATAAATATATTCACCGTCTAGTTGCAGAAGCGTTTATCCCAAATTCTGAAAATAAACCTCTCGTTAACCACAAAGATGGCGATAAGCTAAATAATACTGTTGACAACCTAGAATGGGTAACCCACAAAGAGAATACGGTGCACGCGTCTAAAACAGGTCTGATAGATTATTCCAAAAATTTCAAACCAATTATTCAGTACAATATAAATTATGAAGAAATAGGAAGATTTTCATCTATCAAAGAGGCTGTTGAAAAAGGTTTTGGAGATCGCCATATATCTTCAGTCATATCTGGGAAGAGAAAGTTTTCCGGTGGTTACGTGTGGAGATCCGCGGATAACCCAATTCTAAAACCTCGTTTTCCTGGTGCAAAACAAATAAGGAATAGTTTCTATTTGTTTCTTCCGGATAAAAGAGTGTATTCAACAAAATCGGAACAGTTTTGGCCAATGTCGAAAGAAAACGGAACGAATAAGAAATATTTTCGCCTTCAGATTGATAACGAAAGAATCGTGGTCTATCTTGATAATCTTTTTCAAAATTGATTATTCTTTCTGCATGTATTATACATTCAGAACAATGTTTTGTAAAGTAAGAGGATGTCGTTATCCTTCTTCTCACATATCCGCGGGGCATCGTTGCGGAACGTGCAACCAATATGGTCACGGACAATACGAATGCAAAAGACCGGAAGCTATCACGTATTCTCTAGAGGAAGTCTTACCTCTAGATATACAGTGCGGAATGCCTGGCTGTCGACACAAACAATATCATATTACTTCTGGACATTACTGTAACATATGCAAAAAATGGGGAGTAGATTGTACATGTCCGTACAAAACGGTGAAGTGTCCAGTCTGCCGAGACACAAATAAGTATACATATACGAATCCTTTGCGTATTTTCGGTATATCCCAACAATGTGCCGTCTGTATGGAAAAAGATATTGAAATTATGCTTCCAGGATGTAGACATGCTTGTCTATGCGTTTCTTGTCTGGAAAAAATAACGTTAGACGAGAGACGAGAAATGAAAGGCAGTGATGAAGTAGAACGAGTTTTCGCTTCCGCACGTGAGACATTGGGACACAGAAACAATGTTTACGTGATCGAATACGTTGGACAAGGCTGTGCATGGTACATTAAACGTGTCGATGGAGCTGTAACCGGATTTTTCCTACACGGAGATAATCATGGACAATATGGTTCGGCCAGTAATGATATTCCCAGGCTAGAATTATTTTTAGCGGGTTGTACGGAGATATAAATGGTTTATGATCCATTTATGGTTATATTTGGCTTAACCATTTATTATATTACCTCTAATAAATGGACGAAGAACATATTAGAAAACTTGCTGATAGTATGGTGCGAGGATTTTTGCAAAATGCCGCGCCAAAACCGACCGTAGACATTTCTCTTTGCCAGGATTGCAATAAAATGACAGACTACTGGTATTCAGAGTGGCCGAAAACGACTAAAATCACGTGGATATGTAAAGAATGCAGAGAGAAAAAAGCCAAACAGAATAGAGCTGAACTAGAAACGATCCTAGAAAAAATGTGCAACGAGGAATCTTAACCGCTTAAACATTTTTACCGAAAATAAAATGCTTCGTCAATATTTAGGAGTAGATGAGAGTTATACTTCCTGTACATGTGGAGTCATAAACCATGTCGAAGGCCAAGAAACAATACATGTGGATTGGTCATAGACAGAGACGTATCCGGGTCAAGAAATATCTTAATCAAAAATGTAACCCTACGCTTGGTAAAATTCTGATTTATTAGGATTTAAAATAGCGGCTATGGACTGCCCTCCGAATTATAGAATTTTGAAATCAAATAATAATAATAAATGTTCAGAATTAGTAATACTGTATTCAATAATATTTCTAGTTATACAAACAATAATCAAAAAATTCAATTCGTACAGGATGCCTTGATATTGGGAAGACGAGATAAAATCATATTTATTAATGAGAACGTAACACAACTAAGTCTTAGTACTTTGCATATATTGTAGCTTTTTCACAACAACAATATAATGTAGCTTTTTCTTTTTCCTTTGACCAACCAGGACGATCTTTATTATTTGGAACAGATACACTTGATTTTGCCCAATCAGTTGTAAATATTTTGGGATAGCCGAAATAGCTGGAATTTCTAAGTGGGCATATTTCATTTCTATTTTCTCTTTTCAATAATATTAGGTATAATAAAGATGACTCAGTACAAACTTTCTATCTAAGACTGGCAAGATCACGTCACACCAGCACAAACAGCGCAATCCCTGTAGAATGCCATTACCGTGGTTAAATCCCACGGCGGGCAGCTTACCCAAAATATACAGAATATTCTCAATCTATTTCATGTTTGGCGCGTAGGTTATTTTAAATGCACATATTTCGGTCCAAGAAATATACGGTTAATAAATGACAGATATTAATACAATTTTCTGTTTAGGATTTATTCTCGGAGCTGTTTTTGCTTATAGTGGAATAATGGGGTTTGCGGCTGGATGCATAACGGGTTTTTATCGTGGCAAAAACTATATATCCCAAAATCAGACCGAATGAGTCGAAGTGAAAACTAAAAATTTCGATTTACAATTGGTCAAAAATATTTTTAATAATCTGTATGCAAAGTTTGCCAAGCAAAGGTTGCCAAGCAAAGGTTGCCAAGCAAAGGATTAAAATTGATATTTATATAATTATTCATATAAATATCAAAGGAAATGGAACGTTGTAGCTACTTTATTCAAGATAAGGCACTTTTTGGTAGCTTTCCATCGCAAGAAACAGTTCTCCTTCTAGAAGAACAGGGTGTCAGATGCTTTATAGATCTAACAGACTCTGACGAATCTAAGACAACGCCTTATGTGACGAAATACAGATACATAAAATACCCGATCGTGGATAGAAAAATCCCACAAGACTGGAAATCTTTCTCCCAACTGGTCGTGAAGATTTGCCATGTGATTCACAATCTCGGTACGGGAGAAAAGGTCTATGTTCATTGTAAAGGAGGACATGGTAGATCGGGGATTATGGTTGCGTGTATTTTCTGTCACTATTACGGCTTGAATCCTGACGAGGCACTGCGACAAACGAGTAAATGCCATTCAGATCGGCCTCAGATGCGAGAAAAATGGCGTAAACTCGGTTCCCCTCAGGGGAAGAGACAGAAAGATTTTGTACACAGATTTTTCCGGCCTCTCAAATTTACTAAGCCCGAAATGGCTGGATATACTATGGGAATGCATAATCTCTCCGGTCATTCCGTAACTATTCCAGATATTGGTACCTTCCCGAACGCACAGCTAGCTTTTCAGTATTTTCGAGATTCCGAAAACGTAGAGTATGTGCAAAATCTTCTGAAAGGGAAATACTGTCAGGAACTGATAAGAGAGCACAATCGGGACTGGGAAGAGAACAAGGTTGAATATATGTACAAAGTTCTTGAGTTCAAATTTAAGGAACATGAAGATATTCGTAAGAACCTGATGAATACCGGTTTGCGACCCTTGGTAAAAGGCTCTCATGATATGTTTTGGGGCGATGGAGGAAATGGTCAAGGAAAAAATATACAAGGCAAGCTTCTCAACAAGCTAAGGAGCAAGTTTTTGCTAGAAGAATTTCATGAGGTATATAACTGAGTACAGTTATATATTTACTTTTTCCCGCAACAGGATTCTTTAACCTGTCCAGGGGCTTTAAAGGCTTCCGGCTGTTTAATTTTGTGTTTTGCGGTCTTAATTTCCTCAGGCTTTTCTACCTGTTCGGAAAGGGTGGGAGCTTCTTGGTTTGCGAGGGGATACTCTTGCATCTTTGTGTAAAATATTTTGTAGACAGGATCATCTATAGCGAAAAATTTACGATTATCTACGAGGACATCCATGCTAGTTTGACAGCTTTGTCCTAGACGAGCGTAATCTGCATAACTCATTTATTAGATAGAACATAAACCATTTTAAAATATATTCTCTTGAAATAAATGTCATCAGCTCGTTACATAGAATTTGACTCGACATATAGAGATCGTACACTATACCCTTTGTCATCTGATTTTGTTGTAGAAATGTCACAATCTGGTCAAGGAACAAAATTATCAGCTAGAGATCCAGTATCTGACGCTTCTCCAATTCTGATATGGAACAATAATTTTATCGCCGGAACTACTGGTCAAAATTATATCGATAATTTAAATATTAGTCCAGGTCCTCTTCCCGGTAATCAAGGAAATACAGTTTTCCAACTACAGAGCGGTGCAAATCAGCTAAAACAGGTCAGAAACTTTTACGTCGGGTGTACACTGGTAAGAGATTCTGCTGGAAATTCTCCTACCGGAGTGGTCGCTCCTTTTACGGCAAGACGTATTATAGATTATCAGCCTCTCGATACTGGAAATGCTATGATTACACTTGATTCGGCTATGCCGGATAGCTTGGTCGGTCTTGGTGGCTTCTACATAACCAATCCTACCCCGATACCCACCAATACAGCTTCCGCAACTGTGAAAGCATACATTCCCGGTTCCAATAGCGGTCTAGGTTCGATAGAGAATACACAAAATTACGGTCTAGGTTCGGATAATTATTATATAAATTTTCTCATCATGAATACAGATACCGGAACGAGTCGTATAATTACAGCATTTGATGCGGTAACTCGTTTAGCCACTTTGGATAGTCCAACTCCTGGTGGAGAAGATTGGGGAAATAGTTCGACCGCAAATTTTGTTATCCGTAAAAGTTTGCCAATAGAGTATGGTTTTGGCGGTGGTTGGACTATCATAGCTGGAAATCAATCAGTGGTCCAGTTGGAGGATGTTCAACCGACTCCTTCTGGAACATACGATGGTGATTTTCTACGTATAACACCCGCTCTCAATGCGCCTACTCCCTATGATGTAACAACAAATCCACCTTTTGCAGCGGCTACAGTTGCTGCTTATCCGAATAATCCACAAACAGAGGAGAGACGTATTAGAAAATTTATTTTCGGAGAAGGAACAATCACAAGTGTAAATCCTCCTGCTGCTCCTACTGTTATCGGGTTGGGCCCGACCGCATCTTCTGTAGACGGATTTTACGTGGGATGTATAATAACCGATAAGAATATTCCAGTAAATCCCGCTCCATATTTCTTGAATATTTCCCAATTTATTACAGCTTATAACGGAACAACAAAAAAGGCGACATTATCAGGTCCGCTGATTAATCTCACGGGAACAAATCCAGCCCTTGTGGGTGATTCTTGGTTCATTCGTACGGTATTTTTGTCTTCCCCTTTGACCTATCCGGTTATCCGTGGTAATCTTTACGAAATTGAACAGTTCACGAGGGACAACTACAATCCGTTTGTTTATACAGGATCTCTAGTATCTTCTCAGGAGTCGGTCTGTTATGAGGTTGAATTACTTAATCTAATTCTTCCTAACGCTGTCTTAGCCTCTGGAAGAGGAGGGCGCCCGATTTTCTACCCATATTTGTATGTAATGTTACAACCTGTTTCTTCTGATGCAGGAACTAATAAAAATATCATCTACTCGAATAATCCCAATTCATACGGGATGCTTTATCGTGCCGTTGTCGATGATACTCCTGTTCCGGCAATATCTCCTTTCATTAAGATCGATGGCGATGGTATGGTTCACGTGATCAAGTTCAAGCCGAACACGGCATTCCGATTCGCTGTTTTCCATTCTGGAGGAGACGCGTTCAAAACAACTCTAGATGAACAGTATTCACCTTCTCCACCAAATGCTCTCACGCAGATTAGTGCGTGTTTTGCATTCAAACGCGTTTAATTTTATTATTTAAGGCAACGTAAAGAATAATAAAATGTCGGAAATAATTGATAAATATCTTGCAGAAAAGAAACCTGTGCAAGCTTTGCAAGAATGTCTGAACTCTAACCAAATATATTTAGGTATTTTTCTAGGAAAAATATACGAAACTATTCCAGAATGTAAAGCATTTCTCTCACAGTTTGAAAAACGAGGTAAGGATATTGGTAAACTTATCAGGGTTAAGTTACTTTGCAATTGGTGCAGCAGCGAGGAGCTTGTAAAAATATGGAATAAAATGAGTAAAGGCAATTGTACTTGGAATAACATAACCATCGTTTCGTCTGATCCGGCAGACTATTATGTGATTATTAACAAACCTCTAGAAAATGCGGTCTACGACAAGAAAAGAACAATTGTATTCCAAATGGAACCTCATATGAATAGAAATGTTGGACAATGGAAAGAATGGGCCGATCCTGACGGAAAAGAATTTCTGAAGGTTTGCAAACACAGAGAAGGCGAATATAATAACAACGAATGGCATTTATCGAAAACCTATTCACAGCTTTGTAACGAAAATATTGTCAAAAATCCTGAATATAACAATGTTTTGTCAACAGTTCTCAGTGCAAATTACAGAGATCCCGGTCACGTTAAAAGGATAGACTTTGTCAAGTTTCTCGAACAAAAAATGCCCGTACACATGTACGGGGATAATAAATGGGAATACAAGGAATATAAAGGTTCTTTACCGTATCATTGCAAAGATGATGCTATATTCCCTTACAAATATACTTTCAATGCAGAAAACAATGATGCACCCTATTATTACACGGAGAAACTCATTGACGGAATTTTAGGGGAATGTCTGACTTTTTACTGGGGATGTCCGAATATCAGAGAGTTAATCGATCCGAGAGCTTATATTGAACTGGATCTATCCAATTTTGCGAAAGACTACGAAATAGTTAAGAAAGCTATTGAAGAAGATTGGCACTCTAAGAGACTTCCTTATATTAGGGAAGCCAAAAAGAAAATTTTAAACGATCTGCAATTTTTCCCCCGCCTAGAGAGAATTTTGAACCAAGAAATGCGTTTACAACCCACAGAATGACCACTAAAGTGGTTAGGATACCACTAAAGTGGTTAGGATACCACTTAAGAAATAGAAATCAGATATAAAATGTCGTTTTATATCTGTCATTGTGGAAACACCCCAAGTAACCATAATTTCCGTCATCCTTACGAAAAGATCGCAGTAGTCTCTCGGGACATAGACGAGGATTGTAACGAATATTTTATCATCAACGCGGAAGATTTTCCTCTCAAAACTGGTACTCGTTGTGGTAAACCGGATTGCACTGGAGATATTGGCAGGCATGGAACAATTTTGCTTGCACATGCTTTTGAGCCTGTAAGTTATACATATCGGGAAATAAAGCTTTCTTTACCTTCAGATACACAGTGCAACCAAAATAACTGTAAACAGCTGAAAGATCATAGAGATGTTATGACGCATCATTTTACTACCAAAGTTGTCGTGCAGAATAAACAAGACAGCGATATTGTCACTATTATCGACCCGGAAGATGAAGATATTAAAATTATCTGGAAATAATATAAATGGGATTC